GAACACAAGAGATTTTAGTTAGTAAGGGGTTAATGTGAGTAAAGATATGTATTATAAATGTGATGATTGTGGAAAGAAGTTTGAGTTTGATGACACTTGTTTCCTTGGAAATATTGAAAGAATGGAAGACGAAGAGTGTGACCCTATGATGGATTTAGATTGTTATTGTAGTGATTGTGTAGGTAAGCATGAAACGAATCATTGAACGTAAAAAAGAGAAACGACATATTATTGAAACAATGATAGTTAGTCACTTCAGTCAGTTCCCTGATTCTGATAAGGCAATCATCGAGATAAAAGATGATAAAGACTCTCGCTCAGTAAAGCAGAACAGACTGTATTGGGAGTGGATTAACGTCATAGGTAATGAATTGGGCTATACTAAAGACGAGACACACATACTGTTCAGAGACAAGTTTCTAGGTTACAATGAACTGACGACAAAGAAAGGTGCAACAATAAAAGAACTAAAAAGCACTACTAAGTTGAAGGTGGGCGAGATGAAGGACTACTTAGAGCAGATAGATATATTTGTTAGTGAGTATGGCATTATGTTGCCTAGACCTGAAGATTTGTATTTAGAATCAATGGGTTACAAGAAATGAGCGTACATAAACACTCAGATGCAATACACGCTTGGGCTGAAGGATTCCCAATACAGAAGTTCGTACTACCTTGTTGTGTAAACAGAAGAGAAGAAGGTGAGTGGAAAGAATGCAAGTGTCCTATGTGGCTTGATGAAAATGAATACAGAGTAAAACCAAAGGATAAGATTTGGGAAGATGATTAACAAGTTAAAGAAAATCAATCTAAACGATTATAATCCCGAAGAATTTGTAGAGTTGTATGTCTGTGCTTTAATGCTAATGGCAGAAGACTCTTCAATCAATGACGCACACGAAGGCGTTGAATTAATGAGAGAGCAGTTAGACTTCGAGTTAATGCCTGTTCCACCTCACAAGGAGTTACACTAATGACAGCTAAGAAAACAGATAACTTCCTTCCACTAGGGAGACCCACTAAATACAATGAAGAAATGCAGGCTAAAGCAGATGAATATCTTGCAACTTATACCGATGACAGTGTAGTTCCAAGCGTAGCAGGACTGTCTTTATATATTGATATTCCTGATAGCACTATCTATGATTGGAAGGCTAAACATCCTGAATTTACGGGTACGTTAGGCAGAATAAAGAAGAAACAAGAGGCAGAATTGCTTAACAAAGGGCTTACAAGTGAGTTTAATGCAACGATTGTTAAGTTAATGCTACACAACCATGGCTACAGTGATAAGGTCGAACAAGACTTAAAATCAAGCGATGGCTCAATGAAACCTACAGTGATTGAATTAGTGGCTAAGAGTGAGTAAAGCACAGATTGAGTTACCACCTAAGTTAGTTCCTGTCTTTGAGGGTGAAGCAAGATACAGAATAGCATACGGTGGACGTGGTTCAGGCAAGACAAGAACCTTTGCACTAATGACTGCTGTTATGGGTTATCGTTGGGGAATGGCAGGTAAGAAAGGACAGATACTATGCGCTCGTGAGTTTATGAACTCCCTAGACGATTCATCACTAGAAGAAATCAAGACATCCATAAGGTCAATAGACTGGCTTAACGATTATTACGATGTGGGCGAGAAGTACATCAGGTCTAAAGACGGCAACATACATTACACCTTTGTAGGACTAAGACGTTCACTAGATGCTATTAAGTCTAAGGCACGTATCATGTTGGCTTGGGTGGATGAGGCAGAACCAATGAGCGACATGGCATGGCAGAAACTAATACCAACAGTTCGAGAAGAAGGCTCAGAGATATGGGCAACGTGGAATCCCGAATCAAAGTACAGCGCAACACATGAACGATTTAGAATATCACCACCTAAAAACTCTAAGATAGTTGAACTCAATTACACTGACAATCCTTGGTTTCCAGATGTACTAGAGGCAGAACGCCTAGAAGACAAAGCCAAACGTATCGATATGTACGAACACATTTGGGAAGGTGGCTTCTTAGTATTCAGTGAAGGCGCTTACTATTCAACAGAGATGCGCTTGGCTAAGGAAGAAGATAGAGTAGGTGAGGTTAGATACGATAGAGATAAGGGTGTAGTAACTGCTTGGGATTTAGGAATAGGCGACTCAACATCTATTTGGTTTGCTCAGTACATCGGCACAGAGATACACATCATTGACTATTACGAAGCATCAGGTGTTGGATTAGACCACTATGCTATCGTATTACAAGAGAAAGGTTACGTGTATGAACAACACATATTACCGCATGATGTAAGGGTTAGAGAACTAGGCACAGGCAAGTCAAGACTAGAGACATTAGATGGTTTAGGCATTAGAAATGTAGAGATAGCACCTGACCTAAGAGTAGATGACGGCATTCAATCAGCACGTTCAATGATTCATAAATGTTGGTTTGATGCAAATAAATGTGAAAAAGGTATCGATTGTTTGATAAACTACACACGAGATTGGGATGAAAACGGTAAGACTTGGCGCTCAAGACCTCGACATGATTGGGCATCGCATGGCGCAGATGCTTTTAGATATTTGGCGATAGGTTACAGACCAATGAACGAATCTTGGGGTAAGCCTATAAAACGTAACATTAAGGGAGTTGTTTAATGGGTTTATTTGATGAGTTGTTAAGTCAGCCAGGTGTTACAGCAACAGGCGGTGGCACAGGGTACGACCCAAGAGATGACGAGATGGAAGTGCGCTTCACAGCAGAAGGCACTCCTTACAATGCTAGACCTGGTACTCCGTTACATGAAGGACACACTAGAGCAAACCAACCTATGTTCGACCTTCCAACGGTCGAAGTACCTAAAGAACCATCATTACTGAATTACGGATATGACCAAACTGTACAGCCACCTCAACAAGTTGACGTAAATCCTACGCAAGAATACATTGACCCTATGTCGTTATACAACAGACAAGGCAGAGCAGATTACATCCCACAGAACATTGTAGATACAAACACAGTATTCGGCAGTCCAAGTCTAGGCTCATTACCAAACCCTACTCAAGACGCTAGTGCTATGGAAGCACTTAACAAAGCATCAGCAGAACGTGATAAACAAGCGCAGATTGAAGCACAACTACAGGTATTACTAAAGGCTCAAGGACTAGATAATCGTGCTGAGTGGGATATGCGTAGAGCAGACGACCAATTTGCTAACCTAGACAAGCAGTACGATATTAACAACCAAGTAGCCACAGATGACTTCGGCAACCCACTATTAAACGCTAATGAGCATGGTCAAACAAGTTACGACATAAACGCAATCAAACAAGAGTCTCTTGACAATCTAATGATGCAGGATAGAAAGCCTGTAGCCAATGTAGCCACCCCACCTGTAGTAGCACCAACAGACAACAAACCTGATTATCCAAGCAACATGACACCTTATGCAATAAACCTACTAGAGGAACAACGCAAAAGAAACGAGATGTTTCAGGGTATAGGTGATACAGCAACAGGTATTTATGAAGGCGCTAAGACATTAGGCTCAGATATTTATGATGACGTTACAGGTTTTGACTATAAAGGATTAGGTTCAGATATTTATAAGGAAGGTGCTGACGCTGTACAAGGCGCAAAGGATTTATACACAGACTTTAATAAGCCTGATACTCGTACTCACAGACAAAGGATGATTGATAATCAGACTAATGTTGTTGAGCCTGTTAAAGAGTTTATAACTGATACTATTCCTGAATTTGCAGGTGATGCTTATGAAGGCATCTTAGGTCCTCTTGTAGGTAATTGGTATGACAACCTGTCTAAAGATGCAGAAGGTCCTACACAAGAGTACGATTCAGCAACAGGCGTTCAGAAACCTATGGTGTTTAACTTTAAGAAGTCTCTAGCAACAGAAGTTAAAGGACTTGTGGATGCTGCAACAAGTCCTGTAGAGACAGCAGATGCTATCGCTAGTGTAATTTCAGGCGCAGTTCAACACACGCTACCTGATGATATGGCTTGGAATGAAGACTCTAAGAAGATGGCAGGGGCTATTGGACAAATGTACGCTGAAAGATATGGCTCTATAGATGGGTTTAAGAAAGCATTAGCAGAAGACCCTGTTCCTGTATTAATTGAATTAACAGGCGCAGGATTAGTTAGTAAGGTGGTTGCAGCGAGAACCCTTGCTTCTATGAAGAAAATTGATATGGGTGAGGCTTTAGAGAAGTTCACAGACAAGGCTGTAGAGACAGCAACAATGGGAATGGAAAAGAGAGGGTTTCGTAAGGAACTGATGGTTTATCATGGTTCGCCTCATAAGTTTGAAAAGTTCGACCACAAGTATATGAGTTCAGGTGAAGGTGGTCAAATGATGGGTTATGGTACTTATCTTGCAGAGCATCCTAGTGTTGCTAAAACTTATGCGCCTCGCGACATGGTCATGGAAGACAAGTTATTGAAATTGTATGAAGACGCTATGGACTTTAGAAGACCTGGTGGCGAAGACGTTTTTGCCTATGAGGTTTATGAAAGAGCATTAGACCATTGGACTCCAAAGGAAATATCAGAATACATCAAAGACACATATAAGGGCGATGATTTAGTTAAAGCAGAAAAAGCACTTGGCAATTTCAAAAAAATGTATGAGGAGTCTGACAGTTATTTATACGATATAGATTTGCCCGATAAAACCATTGCTAAGATGCTAGACTCTGATAAAACAATTATGGAGCAATCTGATTACGTTATATCTGCGTTAGACGATATTTACCCTAACCTGTCTAAAGAAATTAACAACGCAAAACGAATTAAGCAGAAGTTAGACAAGACTACAAACAAAGCAGAAAGAGATAGTTTGTTTCAAGAGTATGCTGATATTAAAAATCGTTTAGGTTTCAACTTGGATGACAATGCTCATTCTCTCTATAGAGATTTAGAGAATACACTAGGCTCTGACAAGAAGGCTTCAAAACTTCTTGAAGATAAAGGAATACCAGGTGTGAAGTTTTGGGATGGAGATTCAAGAGGTTCAGGTGAAGGAACAAGGAACTTTGTCATATTTAACGAGAATAGCGCTAAGGTTCTAAAGCGTAATGAGGTGGATATACCTAATATTGACGATGGTGTATTAGGTCAGATAGGTAAGACAAAAAACCCTACAACCGATTTAAGAAACTCTCTCAGAGAGGGTGGATATAAAATAGACATGGACGAAGGCATCTCGGGCGAAATTAAGTTAAGTCGTATCGAAGTTCCACCTAATGTTCGGGGCAAAGGACTTGGTACAGATGCGATGAATCAGATTGTTAAAATGGCTGATGAAAGTGGCAAGACTATAACTTTAACACCTGATACATCATTTGGCGCAACCTCAGTTTCGAGATTAAAGAAATTCTATAAGAAGTTTGGATTTGTAGAGAACAAGGGTAAGAACAAAGACTTTTTATACAAAGATTCAATGCTACGACTACCTAACAGTCCAAAAGTGGGCAAACCTAACAAAGTAACAGATGGTCTATTAGGTCAGACACCTGTCAAGGGTGTACACCTAACCATGGAAGAGTTTGATGACTTCAAGATGGGTGCTACAAGAGACTCAGAGCCAGGCATCCACTTTGGTACTAATTCGGCATCAGGCGAGAAACTGATTGAAAACAAGAAGTTTCAGATTGAGAATAATTATATAGGCAAGCCTAGAAACCCTGTTAATTCTCCACAAGGTATTAAGAAGATACAGGCTGACTTAAACATTAGTAAGCCACTTAGAGTATTTGAAGAACAAAGAATGATGGGCGGAAGATGGGATGCTCACCAAATTGGTAGAAGTTTGTTTGAAGTAGATGAGTTGCCAAGAAGGTTTACTGAAGCAGACAGAGAAGCGTGGTACGAAGGGTATTTATCTTCCAAGGTTACTATTGATGGACGAGAAGTAGATGTACCACTTGAAGTCAACAAAGATGGCTCTACTCCAGATTGGAATTATTCAGAGTTAGATGCCAAGCAAGAATCAGAGTGGATTAATAATTTTCTTAATGAACGTGGGTACGACCATATTATCTATGACAACGCTTATGAAGGTGGTGGTGATTCACTTGGTGTATATGATTTATCTAAGATTAAGCAAACAGGCGCAGAGCGCTATGCAACATTAGCAATACCTACAGGTGGTTTACTAGCAACAGATGACGAAGCCCAAGCAGAAGAAGAACTTACAGACGGATTAATAAACAACGTCAAGTCTTGGAAGCCTAACAACAATCTTGTAACCTTCGTTAAGACTATGGAGAACGACCCACTAAGGGTAGGCAACACCAAGGTCAAAGAATATGATGATGTAGGACACAAAGCAAAGGGTTACGGCACTAAGTCAGGACTACTTGCACAAGATACAGAGGCAGAAGCAACCAACGCGCTTAATAAGAAGTTAGTTGATGCTAACAAGGCAGTTGACAGACTTGTTAAAATAGACTTAAATGAAGACCAAAGGAATGCGTTAGTATCATTAGTCTATAACGTAGGTGCAACAGGTTTTGGTAAATCTAATGCCCTAAAGGCGTTAAATAATGGTAATATAAAGACATTCTTAAAAGAAGCGTTCGACCCTAAAGTGGGCTTTGTCAAGACAAAAGGTAAGATTGTTAAAGGCTTAGTCAATAGAAGAGCGAGAGAAAAGCAGATTTTCACTAAGGGTAACTATGGCAATTAATACATACGCAACGTTAAAGACAGCAATAGCAGACTTTCTTAACAGAGACGACCTAACATCGGCTATCGAGAACTTCATTGCATTAGCAGAAGCACAGATTAACAGAGACATTCGTCATTGGAAGATGGAGAAACGCTCTAGTGGTCAACAAAGTGCTAACGATGAATACGCACAGATACCTGCTGATTGGATGGAGACTATTAGATTCCACGTCACAGACAACGGAACATCACCTCTTGATTTAATCTCAAGGGCTGCTATGGCAGACAAGAGGGCATCTAATGAAGATTCTACAGGCACACCAACACATTACACACACGCAGACAGTCAGTTTCAGTTCTACCCAACACCGTCTGCTACAGTGAACACAGAATTGCTTTACTACGCTAAGACAACGGCTCTTAGTTCAAGTAACGCTGATAATTGGCTTTTACTAGAAGCACCTGATGTGTACCTTTATGGCGCACTGCTACATTCAGCACCGTATCTAGGGGAAGATGAGAGAATCGCAGTATGGGCGCAGATGTATTCTGCTTCAGTATCACGATTAAACGAAGTATCTGAGAACGCTAGATTTAGTGGCTCAGGTTTAAAACTTAAAATAAGAGGATTAGGATAATGTCATTCACAAACTTTTTAGAAACAGAAATATTAGACCACGTATTTGCAGGTGCGGCTTACACTGCTCCTACAACAATTTATTTGGCTTTATACACAGCAACTCCAGGTGAGACAGGTGGTGGTACAGAATTATCAGGTAGTGCTTATGCTCGTCAATCAGTAGCATTTACTACATCAGGTGATACTACATCTAACTCATCAGCAGTTGAATTTCCTACAGCAACAGGCTCATGGGGTTCAGTAACTCACGTTGGTGTATTTGATGCTTTAACAACAGGAAACTTAATGGCTTATGCAACACTAACGTCAGCAAAAACTATTGATTCAGGCGATGTGTTCCGTATTCCTACAGGCGACCTAGATATAACACTGAACTAAAATGTTATATAACCAGTGGAAATACAATAGGGCGAAGTATTCCACAGCCGACTTAGAAGACGGCACATTAGTTGTATTAGCCACAGGAACAACAACCTGTATTGGCGGTAGAATAAGAGAGTCTGGCGCTATAAGTATGGGCGACACTGTTGTAACTACAGTGGGAAGCCGTCAGGCTAACGCGTCATTAGTTGTAACATCTACATCTAGCACAACATCATCTTCTACAAGAGTTAGAGAGTCTAGTGCTACTGTAAATGCAAGTGCGTCAAACACAACCAGTGCTGAGAAGATTAACTTAGGCAGTTCTACAACCACTGCTTCAAGTACAACATCATCAATAGCAGAGGTAGTATATTTAGGTGGTGGACAGATTTCACCAACATCGACTGTTACAGCGTCTTGTATAAGGATTATGTTCTCAAGCGTAGTCATTAACGGCTCATCAGGAACACTGACAGTAGCAAGAGAGAAGTGGGAAGATATTTCAGAAACCTCATCGACTTGGACGTTAATTCCTGAAGGGTCGGAAACTTGGACAACTATAGCAGCATGAGTTTAATACCATTACAATTACCGCCAGGTGTTCACAATAACGGAACAGACTTTGAATCATCTAATAGATGGCGTGACGCTAATTTAGTTCGTTGGCATGATGGTTCAATGCGCCCTGTGGGCGGTTGGACAACACGTAAGGCATCAGCATTCGCATCAGCACCAAGAGCAATGATTTCTTGGGTTGATAATACTTCAGGAACTAACTTAGTAGCAGGAACATACAACAAATTATATTACGTCAATCAGTCAAGCACTGTATATGACATTACTCCAACAGGACTAACTTCAGGTAATTTAGACGCTGTAGTTAATACTTCATTTGGCGGTAGTTATTGGGGAACAGGTAACTACGGAACAGCAAGAACATCTACAGGTGTGTATCAAGAAGCAACAACATGGTCATTAGACACATGGGGTCAGAACCTACTTGGTTGTTCATCAGGTGACGGAAATATTTATGAGTGGACATTAAGCACTTCTACATTGCCAACAGCACTAACTAACGCACCTGTCAATAATAAAGGTGTAGTAGTTACAGAAGAAAGATTTGTATTCGCATTAGCATCAGGTGGAAACCCTCGTAAGGTTCAGTGGTCAGACAGAGAAGACAATACTGTTTGGACTCCTGCGGCTACTAATGAATCAGGTGATATGGAGTTACAGACATCAGGACAGATTATGTGTGGTGTTCGTATGCGTGGTAGAACTATTATATTGACAGATAATGATGCTCATATAGCAACCTACCAAGGTCCACCGTTCGTATATGGCTTTGAACGTGTAGGTACAGCGTGTGGTGTTTCATCAAGAAAGGCTGCGGTTGCAGTAGATGAAGGCGCTTTTTGGATGGGTCATAAGTCATTCTTCACATTTGATGGTTCAGTAGCAACAGAGATTAAGTGTGATGTTGTGGATTATGTATTCGATGACATCAACCGAAATCAGATTAGTAAGGTGACTGCTGTACATAACTCACAGTTTGGTGAGATTTGGTGGTTTTATCCATCAGGCTCATCTACTGAGAACGACAGATATGTTGTATTAGATTACAAAGAAGGACATTGGACTGTAGGCGAATTAGGTAGAACGGCTTGTATTGATAGAGGTGTGTTCGATAATCCTATTTGGTGTGATGCTAGTGGCAACTTGTACGAACAAGAGACAGGTATTAATCACGGCTCATC